GCTACTTGTTACAACTTTTCCGTTAGGTAATATTACATTTACGTATAAGTCTGCTGCTTCATCATTATCTATCGTAACAGCAGCAATTCCAGTATCTTCTGTAATTAATAAATATGCTTTGAGAGTTTCGATTGTATATATAATCCCATGAGTTGCTAATGCTACACTTGTAACTGCCTCAGTTTCGTCTCCATCAGCATCACTTGTGAAGTATATAGTAATAGCATTTTTGACTTTTAAAGCATTACCTGCAAAATCTTTTAATTGGATAGTACAAGTCATACTACCCCCAATAGCACCTATGCTAAAAGTTGCGGTATAGGCGCAACCTACTTCAGTTGTCCATTCCATTACAATTCATCTCCTTTATTAAGATTTGAGAGGGGGAATAAACCCCCTCATTTTTTTATACACTAGTTGGGCAGTTAAAGATATTAACTATGCAAGTTCCGTTTATTGCGACCGGAGAACATAGATCATACCAACCCATAGAACCATACATTGCCAGTGGATTATTAGGATCTTCCACAGGTGGACAGAGATAGTATTTTCTATCTATTCCGCTAATTCTGACATTACCGAAAGCACCTTTTCCAAAGATAGAGATTAAATAGACCGCAGCGCTTGAAACATAAGTGCCTATCGTTCCCGCAGTATGTCGGTAAGGAACGGTATCTTTATGGAAACGTACCCCAAAGATTTCTCCGTCTAAATTACGATAGAGGTCTTTAGGTGCGGCATAGTGTTTCAAGTTGATATATTCATCATCTCTTTGGAAATCATACTTCTGTAATGGAGTATAAACGGCATGGTAGTAACCATCATCAAATACAGGTACTCCGTTTTGTTCAAGTTTTGCTACTGCTTTTCTGATTAACTCGACTGTTACTTTATCGCCGGTAGCTAAACCATAGGTACCACACATCCATACCAAGTCGCCGTCGGCAACGATATGGTCTACTGCACTACCTAGGGTAACTGAAGTAGCACTTAAATAGGTAAATTCTCTCACCTGTCCATAATTCTTACCTGACAGGAATACGATTACCCCGGTTTTGGTTGCTCCATCAAATCCAGTAGGTATAGCATCAGTTACTACTACCGTGACACTTGAACCAGCATTAACACAGGTTCTCTCACCCGAATAGGTGGCATCAGCGTCAGCCCTTAGACCCATTCCGCCTTCTGCTACTACTTCCCAGATTAGAGAGTCGATAGTACTTGCTGCCGATATACCATGTTCAAATGCAGTCTGAGACATATCCTTGTCCATAGAGGTATACCAGAATTTCTTGGATGGTTTAACGTAATCTCCATATTCCTTTACTGTCGTTTTTACAGTGTTACCATAAACTTTAGTTGCACTGGGGTTAGTACCTTCGGTTAATGGAGTTCTTTTTAACCCAAAAGGTGCAATTCTGGTAAATTCTACGTTATCACCATCATTTTTCGGTATCTCATTGTGCTTTTCTCTACTGGCAAATTGGTCAAATACTACATAATTTTCCTTTCCTTGAAGGAATTGTGCCTGATAATAAGTCTTGTTAAACTTGTGCGAAGTTGTTATTACTCCCGTATCTGCAAATGCTCCTAATATCAGTGATAACGGAAACAATAATATTCGTCTAAATATTCTCCTAAGGTTCATAAGAGTTTCATCTCCTTTTTTAATTTTTTTTGTTTTCCTCTTGTTTATTGTTTGCTTATGGAGATATACTCTTTTTTAGCCTTCCTTTGCAGAGTATCCCTTTTATGGGGCTGCTTTGGGGGTGTTGCCTAAAATTATATATCTTATCTATTCCCCGGTTTTATTTATCCTTTCCTTTTTTCCATATCGACAATTACTTGGCCCCGATATACAGGATCGTCTTCCATTCGATCAACATCATATTCCGGTGCTGTTCCTGTTGACGGGGTTTCCAGGTCACTAAGCCCGATATTACCTGCCTGCTTATTAGTTTTGATTTTTTCTATAACTTCTTTTTCGATCTTCTCACGCATATCTTTCATTTCTTTTTCATGTGTTTGGGAGAAATCTGATGCTGATAAATCATGGTAAGCCTGTTCATAAGCCTTAGTTTTGTACTGATTGAAATATTCGGGATTTTTATTTAGAAATTCCTGAACCTTCTTCCGGTCAAACTTTACCGGGAAATCTTTATATTTATCTTCCAGATCCTTGTAAAGTTTTTCCCTTCTTCTTTCCATATCACCCTGATAAAAGGGCGCAGTCTTGGCAGAGGTTAACTGGTCAACGTAATCTGCTAATTTTTGATTATAGGCGATTAACTTATTCAGTGCCTTCGTTGGATCATCATAGTATTCGGTATCGCTTATAACCGGAGCCTGGGGTCTTTGAGGCAAATTGCCTGGCTGCTGGGATTGTTTCATCGTTTCTTCTTCAATCTTGGCAACCTTTTCTTCTAATTTTATTCTTTCTTTTGCCCCTTCTCTTAATTCTCCGATCTCATCACTACGGCTCTGAATATACTTCTCTTTCTCGTCTAATAATTTAACCAGTTCTTCGGCTGATTTTCCCTTATATCGTTCAGGGACTTCTACTTTAGTCTCTACTGTAGACTCTTCTGTCTTCTCGGGAGCTTCAGGATTATCCTCTAAAGCGATTAACCTTTTAGCTTCCTCATCCGTCAATTCTTTTCTGATATCAACTTGCTTTTCGACCTTCTCGGTAACAGGGTGTTCACCTTTCGGTGCTTCTGTTTTGAGGGTATTGTCTTTGTTAGCCATTTGATATTGTCTCCTTTCTTTTATTTTAAAATCGTATACCCTTATATTGTTGAAATGACTACTATTCCTTTAAACTTATCAACTTTTATTCCATTAGCTTTGGCTAAAACATCACATAAAGCTGTTAATGCGTTGACTGTTTCTTCAAGTCTAACTAATTTTCTTTCTATAGTTAGTAATTCGTATCTGAATACTTTATCTTCCGGCATTTTATTATCTATTGTATTCCCCATTGATTCACATTGAGCTGATTCCTTCCTATTATCCTTCATGATTTCCTCCTTCCCCCTTTATCCTCTTCTCGATATAATCTCTCGTTTTATTATTTAATAACATTCTATTTTTATTTTTTTCATACCAATCCTTTGTATTATCGCCATATCCTTGGGCTCTTCCAGCACCTCGCCAATCACAAAGCATTTCCTCACGATATTTTAAGGGCATATCTAATATTCTTATTCCACCTTCATCTTCTGGTAATATCCACCATTGCCAGTGATGTTTATTTCTTTTCTGATGTAGTAACCACGCAAAATCAAATGCTTTATCTCCTGTATCTGTAGGTTTATAATATCCAGTTTCATCTCGTTTTTGATTATTATTCCAGTAAAAATAATTAGCATAAGGAAAAAATTCAGATGGTAATAATTTGCTTAAATCGTGTATTATTCCTTGCCACCATAAATTGACCTTAAAACATTCAATCATTACATACCATTTATGTCTTATAACATAACTTAGATATTTAAGATATTTCATTTCTCCTCTTTTATTCTCTTCAATTCCTGCTCATCCTCGTAACCCGCAATCTCGGTATATTTTAATAAATATCTGAAATCTTTAATCCAGCCAATTATCTTTCGGCAGGCTTTAATATTTGCCATATCATCATTCTTCTCGTCTTTTAATTCTTTATCATATTTTTCTTCTGACTTCGCAAGAAAATCCTCTATGATCTTCCAACCCGGCATGGTAGTTATCTTCTTTAAACTGTTTGCCTGGTTGATAGATAGGTTTAATTCGGCTTTATCATCCATTATCGTTTATTTCCCTTTCACTCTTATCTTTTATACTAATTATCTTTATTCTTTTGTACGGTCCCTCAGACTTTTTTTGTGCTATTATTTTGGCTCTTTTTCTATCAATCTTTATGTACCGCCCTGAACGAGGGTTTAGAGTTTGAACAATGTTTCTCACTATACCTCCCCTTTAGCTTCTGATGATTGCCCGCCAGGCGGAGATACCGAGGAAACTGCACCCCCGCCTGGTAGACGGCCAGGTCCGGGGATTATGCCTGGCCCTGGTCCCTTGCGGGATTCCTCTAATTTCGCTTTTGTTTCCTCCGCTTTTTTATCATTCCGTTTATTAAATTCCCTTGCTTCCCTTTCTTTCTTTAGTGAGGGTATTAGTTTTTCGGGGTCTTTAAACATAAATCTATCGGCTATTCGCTTAACAATTTCCCTAATATCGATGATTGCTTCCATAACCGGGCCTTCTGGACCCTGCTGTGGCTGTCCGTCAGGACCAATCTTTGGGGCAACCGCTTTTAGGGCTAAATCAAAGAAGGTGAATAAATTTTTGAGTTCAGTCATCTTCTCCAGGAATCCCGACACCCCGGTAGGTATAAAGTCAGGATTGCCCTTCATGTTTATATCTTTAGCGGTGATCTCGGTAAGTTCTAATTCTTTGGCCTTGTCTTTTCCTAATACTCTTCTTGCATTGGCCTTCTTGAAGAATTGTATATTATGTTTGTAAAATATTTCCAAAACTTTCTTAAATGCTGGTTCTAAGTTATTCTTGGTTTCATTCTTAATTGGTGCCAGTGCCTGTTCTTGCATTGACATTAAACCTCTAAAGGTGCCATGGATATCTTCCTTGCCCCCTGAAGGCATAATCTGCGGAGGCGTGGCGGTCAGTTCTTCTATAATCTTCTCGAACATACTGATAATTTGATATAAGGGTGCCAGGGCCGCAGCCTGTGCAGTGGTATTCATTGCGTTAATTGTGCCAATTTTTTTAACCGGGAAAAACTTGCCCGGTCTTGCCTTAACTGCCTTGGGGTTACCTATATAATCTTCAGCGACAAATTCATACATATTATTGGCAATATAATTAACGATTTCAGTCAATTTGTTATATAGATTGGTTATCATGGGAGCAAGTGCTTTTAGATCTTCTCCCGTGCCGATCCCCTTATTCTCCCCGGTTAACTTATCCTTCCACACCGGAACGAAGATATTACCACACCAGTAGGGGTATTTTGTCGCCCTTATGACTTTTACTCTATTTGCCAGGGTGATAATGCTCCAAACGTAATCTTCTTCAAAGGGGTTAATATCAACCGTATCGTTCAGTTTCCCCTCTATTAAACGCTGGGGGACCAAACCGTGGTATTCTAATAATTCTACTGAATCTTTAGGTGCAGTTAATGGACTTTGCTTCTGAAACTCCGGGTAAGAAGTATCTTTTAGATCCTTGATGTTAATATAAATGCCTTCTTTTTCCTTCTGTCTCAAATAAGTAGCAGGAACATTATCTCTCGGGAATATCTTCCACGATGTTAAATCTTTATTCCAGGGATCGGACAGGAATGTTATGACATCAACATTCTCGATATCCGGTCCGTCAAACAGAACTACATCCTTATAAATACTCTCCCAATCTTTTTCTCCAATTTTCTGTTTCTCTTCAACCAACTTCCAGGGGACATATAGGACAGCATAGCCATAGGTTTCGTAGTTTTTCAACCAGGGAATTATTTTTCTTTCCACTTCGGCATTATTCAGGTCGTAGACCATTTTAAGCCTTAAAAGTTCGGCATTCTCATCATCGGATTCTTCTCCCGGTTCCAGATCAAATGACTCGGCACCACGTGAAAGAAGCATCTCGGCAAAATGAGCTTCTTTATTCCGGACAATCTTTTTCAGTATTGGCACATTTATATTAGCTTTAATGGTCTTCTCTTCGACAGTATAAGTACCGGTATAGTTATTTTTAATGGTCTGAAACTCATCTTGGATAGGTTTCCAGTAAGTTTTAGCTGTCTCATAACGATCCAATACATAATCACGTAAGAGATCTTCCTTAGTGTTGATAACCTTCTTTTCTTTTGCGTCCATTTTTTTGATTGTTTTTGGCATATGTTACCATCCGTTTTTTCCTCGTATATCCCCCTTTATTACCTCTATAACTTAAAATTATCCTTTAGCACCTGATATAATCCTTCTGATAATCTATCTACAGTTTCTTCACTTAAAGCATGATGATTATAATTTACATCTACAGCATGCAATATTTCATGTAGTAAAGTTTCTTCTATGATAGATTCAGATAATTTGTCTCCTCTAAATATTTTGCATAAATATATTAATAATTTATTATGAAAGGAATATCCTACATAACCATTATCATTTAACCATTCATCATTCCACTTGATTTTATAATAATGACCGGCTACTTTTAATTTCTTCGGTATTTTCATTTATCCCCCTGTATATCTATTAGCATTGGCCAGCGCCTCTGCATCCTGCTCTGCTTCCCAGTTAATCCATTTTTTGCTAACAACGGCATGGTCTAAGGTATGCAAGCCAATAATATAAGCATCTGCTTTGTCAGGACTTCTCATTAACCTCTTCTTAATATCATCTTTCCCTTCAGCTTGTATCTTGCCATCCCTGATCAGATATGCTACAGAACTTAATTCCCTTCGCAGTTCGGGATCTTTCCAGGTTAATTTAATATCCTTTTCGGCAAATCTCCGTCCTACACTCCACCACATTTCAGCCCTGAGGTTTCTAAATTTTAACTGATCTCGTGGTTCTCCTTTATCAGAAGAATTAAAATCTAAAACTTTATTACCCATCTCTCTTAATCGGTCTGCCACCCCTGCACCAAGTCCAATTACATCTATTCCAATCAAGTCGGGATTCTTCTCCTGCGCCCAGATGTGTATCTTTCCGGCGGTATACATGGTATCTTTTTGACCGAATATAAGCTCATCTTTAATGTCCGTACCTTCCAAGTAATAGATAACTGTCCGGTCATCACCATAACGTGCTATATCGCAGCCAAATACCTTTTTAGGACGTCCTACATAGCTTATAACAACACTACTGGCCTCCCTTACCCAGATATCACGAATGATGATGTCAGCACCTTCCAGGCTATCCCAGCTTCCCTCTAAATATGCTAGTAATAGTTCCGGCCTGTGCTTAAAGGCATCCTTTAGGCTTGCCATATAAGTATCTGGTAAATAAGGATTCTCTGCCGGTAGAGCCGGTATATATATTTTCTTCGGATCATTACCTAATACAAATTCATCTTTCAAGAAACAATTTTTTGGATTAGCTGTAAATAACGCCTTATAGGGTAGTGGCTCATCATTAATCTTTAACCGAAATCGTGACATAAGCACTGCTATCTTATCCCTGTCGCACTCTTCAGCCTGGTCAATAAATACTACTGCAAATTCAGCGCTGCTAAACTTACTAACTGCTTCTTGTGAGTCCATCCCACCAAAAGCATACTTAACCTTATCTTCAATGACTATCTCTTTATCCTGCGACCTGATATAGTAATGTTCGGGAGTAATCCTTTTCCAAGTTTCTAAAGTAGTATCATTAAAGTCTACTGCCCGATATCTCCCCATAAAGCCAAGATTTATAGGGTATTTCGTTGGCTGCAAGTTAAATTTTTCTATAACCCAATTAGCAAACCTATCGAGGAGAAGGCAACCAATGTAAGATTTCCCGCCCCCCATTGCTCCACCGAATAGTATTTGAGTTATAGTATCATCCCAGAAAGCATCCCAGCATTGAGTTTGTTTAAGGGTTAGTTTTACCCGGATAATCTTATCTTCTGACATATAATCCCCTAAAAATAGGTACAATCATAAGCACCCCTTTAACTGACCCCCCTTAAAACGCCTTAGATTGCGTCTTTCTTCTCGGTTTCTTCCTCTTTTGGTTTATCGTAGGTCTTTTCGATAATATAATGAGTAATTGGTCCGCCACCTGGACCGGTAAGCTCATTTTTTGTAGGCACATTCTTATCAATATATTTTTCCAACAATCGATTATCCTTAAATAACTGTGCTATGTAATGCTTTAAAAGAAGTTCGCCATTAACTTTTTCATATTTTCTAATAAGTTTGTTTAGGTCAGTAAGGGTGAAGCCCTTCTTCTTCATACACCCTATTTTCGTTCCTTTCTTAAATGTTCCGTCTGGATTGCGTATATCTTCTATCCTATTTTCACCTATTTTTAGGTTATCGGGCATTACCAATCACCATTCTCTAAAATAAAAAAAGCCTTGATAGTTATAATAACTACCAAGGCTTCTCAGAGTGTCTCTAATAAGAGATTCTTTCGAGTGTCCTCTATTATTTAATTTTATTTTTTATTTTATTTTCAAACTAATAATGCTGGTTGGAATGGTCTATCTAATTTATTCTTTTTTAGAATGTTCTCTTTAGTAGGTAATAATCGTAAATTCTCTAAAGTCCAGCACCTTTTAAAATCTGTATGCTCAGGCTTAGTAAAGTTAAAAGCCGATATAGGGATAATATGATCCAATTCAAGTTTCCTATTGATATAATCTTCCCAAGTATAACCTTCAGGTATAGTCTTTTTTAATCGTTTTATTAAATCAGTCCTAGTGTACTTAAAAATATCCCAAATTTCACTATTCTTATTATTCTTCAAAGAATAATTTACCATTGCTGATGTTTTATTACTAAGATTAATTTTCAAATCCATTTTGCGTTTTTTATTTTTATATTCTCTTTCTCTATTTCTTATTTTTTCATAGTTATTTTTTTGGTATTGTCTAATCTTTTCTTTTATTTCTTCACAATTATTTTGATAATATGTTTTTAAATGTTCTAATACTTTCTCTTTATTATCCTTATAATATTGTTTACTTTGTTCTATACATTTTTCACGATTATTTATATAATATTGATTAGGAATCATTATTTTATCTTAATACTCTCCTTCTTCTCTATGTTACTAATGCCTCCCATATAAAAGTTAATTTTTATAGAACCACAATAATCAGGGCTTTCTCTAAGTATCTCCTTTAATTTTATAGTTATTTTCTTTACAACTTCATTTGATTTTGATTTTAACAATCTTAATATTACACCTTTTTTTTATTTTTGTCAAATATATTCTATCGAAACTATTATATCATATAATTTTAAAGTGCCGGGAAGGTCTAATATATAACCACCCCGGCATTTTACTACTTATTAATAACTTCCTTGCGTAATCTTACTAATTCCCCTTTTGTCTCAATGTTAATGTTATGAAGAGTAATTAATATATCAATTACATTACTAAACCACCCACTCTGTCTCGGTTGTTTACTCTCTTCCTTGCTTCTTTCACTTAAATTAGTTTCTCCTAATAAAACATTATTAATTTCATTTATACATTTCAGATTTGAATTTGCGTCTATTGATAATTCATTCAATCTATCACTAATTATAAGTGCCTTCGCGGCTTCCTTCCCTACCATTGGTTCACTGTTTATCATTTTTTTCACCTCCTTTCCTAATTGCCTCTATAAGATCCTCAATACATCTAATTAGATAATATTCCCCTTTTTGATGTGTAATATTCCATTCAAATTCTATCTGTTCAAGACTCTGTTTCCTTCCAGGCTTTTTGACTTCAAGATATATTGTACGACCATTTTTAATAGCTATGCGGTCAGAAATACCTTTGAAAGCCCCCAAACCTTGAAGGATTGGAAAATGATACCAGCCCATAATAGTTAGATAATCCTTGACCTGATCTTTTACATCACTTTCTGTTATAAAGTCTTTCAGTGTTTTAAGTTTAGCCTTTTTCATATCTTCCCCAGTATTTTTAATGCAAACAAAATTTCCATGAGGATTATTACACCAAACAGCGCCCACCAACCCCACTCATTAACCTCTTCTGCTTTTTTAACCGGACTGCTAAATCCTTTTAGTTTTTCTTCTCCCCATTTTAATCTCATTTAATCACTTCCCTTTTTATTTTTTAAAATACTCCTTCCATCTCTTCCCTTAAATTATCGGCTATCATCATACAGAAATTAGCACAATCAGCACAGCATTTTATCAC